TTATTCATTGTCTAGGACTTGAAGAGTTAGCTCATCTTGAGCTAACTCTTTTTCTTTTAGCATGTGTGCATAAATCTGAAGAGTGACGCTCACATTTGCGTGACCAACGCGCTTACTGACGTAATCAATATCAACGCCGTTGTGGAGTAGGTATGATACGTGAGAGTGACGTAATCCGTGGAAGTGGATAGGTTGAATGTCTGCTTCACGTACTAAGTCCTGCATTTCTAAGCTGACACGGCTTGTACTCATTTTATTTTTGATTAGGTTATCTTGACCGGTTGCCTTAAAGAAGTCGCTCAAAACGGCTGACAATCGCTTAGAGATAGCAATCGTACGAATTGATGACTTAGTCTTTGGTTCAGTGACTTTGCGTGTAGATGATGAGTAGGCTTTGTTGATCGTCAGATGATTATTTGTGATGTCCGCCTTGGTTAGAGCTTGAACTTCACCAAGACGTGCGCCGGTTTCCAATGCAACTAGCGCCATGATGTAGAATGGGCGCGCTTGCATGTCGCCTGTCTTTGAATACAAAAAGTTTTGCAGCTTGGTGAAGTCTGAAGCGTTCAAAAAGTTGTCACCTTTATCAACGATTTGTCCAGCTGGTTGCAGACGAGTGAAGATGTCACGCTTGATGATACCGTCAAGGTAAGCATCACGTAATGATGTTTTAATCAACGTTAGAATGTCACGAGCGTATTTCTTAGAGTGAGTTTCACCAAATGTGTTTAGTTCCTTTTGTAGGCTCAACGTCGTCAGCTTCTCCATAATCATACCTGCGAATACCTTATCAATTAGGTTGGCTGCAGTTGTGTATCGAGTATACGTTGATGCACGGACAGTGCCTTGCTTAGTTGTCTCAATCCAGTTTCTAAAGTAGGCTGGAAAAGTGAGCTTGCCGGCGTTGATGTCCGCACCGTCGATAATTTGTGTTTCAAGCTTTGTAGCCCACTCTGTAGCTTCGCGCTTGGTATCAAATGTTTTGCTTGGTTGTTGGCGTTCGCCTTTGGCATCAATGTATGATGCACGAGCGCGCCACTTGTTGCCACGTTTAGTTATACTTGCCATGATAAGTTAAACCTAACCTTTATCTAAAAATTTTAGACAGTTTAAAGACATGCCCAGGTCTGGTATAATTACCTGTACAAAAATAGCTTTGTATCTTTATATGTTATTTTTGGGTTGCTACACGCACACTACTTGCTTGCCGGCGGGGTGTGCGTGTTTTATTTTTCCAAGTTTTCTATTCTTTCAGAAAACTTGGAAGGCATTGATAATGTCCTCCGCACGTAAGAAATATCTACAGAATTGAAAATAGTGTTTAGCATTTCTAAAATACTGACAGTTTGAGTTTTTAATAAAAAAAACTGTCTATAATCAGACATTATGTAAATTACAATATATAAAGATAATAAATCATTTTTTCCAACACCTAAATCGAATTCCCTGCGGGTCATAATTGGGTTTAAGTCTATAAGCTTAGAAATATGCCCCCAATGTAGTTCAAAAGAAGGCGAGATTTCAATTTTATTTATTAAGTCGCCGTGAGCTATTCCATTTCTAAAATGTCTCAGTAATTTAAGAGCAATTTTAACAAACTCTAGATTCATACGATTTGAAAATCTATGCTCAGTTCGATTTTGAAAGTTAATGTTTGGAAATGCTAAATAGATCACCTCTTGTTTCAAAAAAGGTTGAAGTGATTGATACCACCTTATAGAATCACCAAAAGTTAAATCATTTACTAATATCCAAGGAGGGACATTACCAACGGCCCTATGTGATTTTAGCGATTCTGAAACGTTATCCTTTTTTTCTGGTATCGGAGAGCCTTGTATAAGATTATCATTGTAATAATAACCGGTAGCTAACTGAGATAATTTTTTAATGATCGGAACAACGTCATTGTGATGTTGAGATAAATAAAATTTTTCATTCCAGTTAAGATACTCGCTAACATCTAAGACACCCATGTGTTTGGAAATTACATATTGTAAAGTTGTTTTGAATCTTTTTTCAATTGAAATGATAGTCTGAAAGATACTAGATGATAAATTTGATTCTAAAAAAAATAAAGAATCTAACTCTTGTAATGAAATACCTGGTTGAAAACGTTCAGACCCAGGCGGAGCTATTTCCAAAGCGCGTTGATAACCGTTGATTAAGGAATAATATGAATCGGATAATAATACATTATTTTTGGGGTCGTTAAATATGTCTATGTCAATTTCAATATTATGATTTTCATGTGCAATTTTGATCAATTGTTTCATTCCTTTAAAGGATCGATCTCTATGTGGATTCATTGTTCATTCCTTATTTAAAAAAGAAAAAAACCAGTTAAGTAAAAATTACTTAACTGGTTTTAGACAGGTGACAACCTCAATGGTATATGTCATCAAATTGTTAAGTATATTTTAGCATTGAGTACGTTATTTTACAACTATAATTATTTAATTAAAGTAGCAGTATCTCCAAGATGAATTATTTTATCTTCATTTTGAATATTTATTTCTTTTATTTCGCTATTGTCGATATTTAGCTGACGATGGGATATAGTTGTTTTTCCGTATAAGTTAGAAGATGCCATTGCTTTAGACAATGCTCCTTCTTCACGAACTCTAACGATTTTACTCAACACTGAAAAATTAGGGTATACTTCAGTAACTTCTAGGATATCCTTTTGTGAACTTAAATAGCCGTATGAAGCACCATTTTCGGGATCAATGATCTCTTCAACGTTAGCGGCTATTTTAAATTCATCACCGACTTCAACTCCTTGAGAAGTTCCTAAATTTACAATAATAGATTTATTACTGATAATACGTACTATTTTGCCTTCGGTAGTCATTTAACAATCCGTCTCCCTTAAGCTTTTAACGTGATTCCTATCTGCACGTATGTATGCCACCTTAACTGGTGGCTTTTTATGTATCCCGCTGGGCGGGTAGGTACGCATATTCATAATTAGATAATCGCAGTGATAAAAGCTGCGAATCCAAATAAAATACCGGGCACATTTGCAATTACGATTGGCATGTCACGGGTATGACCGTCCGTCCCAAACAATCCGTGAATAGTCCACAAGATACAATTTAACATAGCTACAAAGGGCTGTATTGGATCACCTGCGTGACCAGATAGATTATCCACGATTTGTGGGATATATGAAACGTACATCAGTACAGACATCACACTAGCGATGCGAGCAATAAGAAGTAGTGATTTTTTATCTTCCATGTTATATTTTCTCCTTAATTTTATCTTCTAAGTAGTTGTGTCGTTGTACTGTGCTATAAAAAAAGGTAACCCTTAAGGGTTACCGTACAGGGTTGGCGTAGGTGCGCCCTAGTCGCTTTCGATAACTTAATGCTACAAATATGGCGTCTTTTATGTAAGGTAAAATTATTTAGGTAGATTATCCACCGCGTATTGAGCCTCTTCGGGTGTAAATTTATCGCCAGCCTGCGAGATTAGTTGATCATAGATGGCATCTGGGGACATCGCCATCGTCTTTTGATATGTTTTAGCAGACTCCAGAGCATTGTTATTATAATCTGCCTTTAGATTATCTACGGCATACTGCGCATCTTCTGGAGAGAATTTATCTCCAGCTTGTGCGGTTAGTTGGTCATAGATAGCAGTTTTTGACATGTGCATCATTCTTGAGTAAGTTTCTGCACTACGCAAAGCATTTTTTTGATTTTGTGTCGTTGTATCTTGCTGGCTGCTTGATGAAGCACTAGATGATGAAGAGCTATATACAGAAGAGCTATCAGCACTCTTAGAAGCAGTCGTGCTACTTGTATTGGTACTTGAGCTACCGCCAGCACCTGCAATACAAATCAAAACAACAACTAGCAACCAAAACCATACCTTTTCATAAAAGGGTTTCTTTGTCTTTTCCATGAAATATACTCCTTAGCTTTTAACGTGAATCCTATCTGCACTTAGGTATGCCACCTTAACGGGTGGCTTTTTAATCATATATTGCATCTTTAACGAGCGGCTCAAACCAGCTTGGCAAATTAAACTCATTCATAAAGTCTACCCAATTACGAAATTCATTCGGTGTATCGCCATAAAATAACTTAGCTACGATGCGAACAGCACGTTCATTGGTTATACGTTCTTCTTTGTTCTTTATATAAGGTGAGAACGTATAAAGGTACGAAGGGTTTGAGAAATTAATGTGTGTAATCTCATGAGCTAGTCTGATAACTAAGCTGATGTTAGATTTGTAGTTATGGTTGATGTTAATGATGCGTTGTTTGCAGAATGCGACATCAGGATCATTTTCATCACCAACAACTTCCGTTATTGTTATATCAGATTGTCTAGCCATATATAGTAGCTGTGAAAACAACTCTTCGTGCATAAACTAATCATTCCCCTTCATGGTGTTCAGCATAGCCAGAAGGGCTTTTTTGTATTCATCAGAAAGAGGTTGTCCATCGAACATAGCCATACCTTCTTCGGAAAGTACTTTGTCTAGGTCGACCGGATCGTTATCGTCCTTCTTATTACTGTGCATCTCATCAGTGTTACCTAATAGGTAGTCTACTGATACGCCGAGGACGTCGGCCACGGCTTGCAAATTATTGTGACTAGGCTCTTTGGTTTTCCAAGAATATATGGTGTTCTTACCCAGATGAGCCATTTCATTAACCTTAGTAAGGTTATATCCTCTGAGTTTAGAAACTTCTTTTATTCGTTCCAATACTGTCATATCAAGGGTTTCTCCTGAATATGATGAATAAAAATTAGTCTTAGTCTAAATGAATGCTTGCAATATTTTAGACTTAGGCTTATATTTAATTCATCAAGTAATTGAGCAACAAAAAACAGACCTAAAATAATCAATGCTTTGGCGAGCGAATGTTGATATACAGGCGTTTATTGTGCTTTTTAGTATGCCTTTATATTAGACCTGGTCTAAAAATAAGTCAACTACTTGGTTAACTAATCAACAAACAAGAAAGGAGATTAATGATGACTGAATTGGAGATTGCGGCTAAGAACGTCAAGGATAAGTTTGATATGGCACGTATCAAGACCGGCATTCAATATAAGGAAGTAGCTGAAATGCTAAGTGTGTCAACACAGCAATTATCGCGAGCATTGACTGGAACACGTCCACGCGATATTCAAATTCAAAAGGCGGCGGCACGTATTTACGGTATTGAAATTTAAGGAGAAATAAACATGACAAACGAAGTACAAGTATTTAACGGCTTGAAGATTAAGGAAGTAAACGGACAAGTAATGTTCGATGCAGAGAGTGCAGCAATCGGTTTGGGTATTGTTGAGTCTAATGGCAAGTATGTTCGTTGGCAACGGGTTAATAAGTATCTTGGCGAAAATTCTCCACTTGTGGAGAAAGGTGATTTCATCACTGAACCGCAATTCTATAAGTTGGCTATCAAGGCTAACAACGAGACAGCTGAACGTTTCCAAGATTGGGTAACAACTGAAGTTTTGCCAAGTATTCGCAAGACAGGCGGTTATCAAGCAAAGCCAATGACACCAATGGAATTGCTAGAAACGCAATTCGAAGCGTTGAAGGAAGTCAGTGCCGACCAGAAAGAGTTGCGTGGTGAGTTTGCCGAACTAAAGGAACAGTTTGGACTGCCTAATGATTTGCGTAAGCGATTTACAAAGGCACGCAACAAGCGAGTTGTTGAAGTGATGGGTGGGTACTACGGAACAGCCTACAACACTAAGAAGTTGCGCAACGCAGTATACCGTCAACTTGGAAACGTCATTAAAGACCGTTTTGTTATTAGTGAGTTCGCCAGCTTGCCAATGTCGAAGTTCGATGAAGCGATGCGTTCGACCCAAAACTGGCAACCAGACGAGGTGTTGACGTTTGCAATCAACGGAGCCAATGAACAAGCACTATTGGAGGTTTAATCATGGCAGGTATTTTCAAGTTAACTGAAGACGATAAGCAGAAGTTGAAGGATTACGGGTCAGACAACTGGCCGCCAATTCTAAGCAGTCACGATGTTGAACTGTATTTTCGAATGCAGTGGGGAACAATCACCAAGACTTATGGTAAGCGTCTAGACTGGCCTGCCTTCAAAGCTGGTGACCGGTGGCAAGTGCCATACGCCGACTTGAAGGGGTTTATCTCTGCATATGCATCAGGTCGTATGTACGAAGGACTCAGTGACGTTGTATACGGTGAGGTAGATAAATGATGGATCAAACAACATTGGCAGTATTTTTCGGACTAATGATTATGGGTATGGCACTATTTTCTCTCGTTGGGGTGATTGCTTACTACTCATTTATTTGGTTGAAGTACGTCTGGTTCAAGCGATTGGGCCCTACGGTTTACTACCTGATTACAGGCGATGCTAAGTCTTTGCCTAACAGAAAGGTAGTTCTATGAAAGTCGGAGAATTTGTAAATCTGCAACAGGTTCTCACTTATAACAAGGTGCATAATGTTGAGGCTCGCGCATTACCGACTGGTGGTGTTCAACTGGGTATTCACGTTAAGAACCACATTGAGTGGGCAACAACACGAGAAGATGTGTTTGACATCTTGGATAAATTGGAAGGCGGTGATTCATGAATAGGTTGAAGGAAATTCGATTAGAGCGAGGATATACCCAAACTTATGTTAGTGATTCTATCGGAGTTGGTCAGAATGTTTTATCGCAATATGAAACAGGTGTAAGGCACCCAAGTCGATTAGCTTGGTACGCATTAAGTGTGTTCTACCGCGTCAACCAAGCATGGCTAGAAGGTCTTGAAGATGAAAAAACGCCTAACGGCGGGCACCGTTAAGCGTTGGAAGGAGTAAATCTCTCTAAGTCAATTTACTCCTCCAGAATACCACAAGGAGGTATGCAATGAAAAATGAATTGCGATTAGAAGCGCAAAAACGTATGAATCGAGCCTTCAAGGCGGAACAACGTGACAACAATGATGGGACTGTTTCGGAGTTTGAAACGGGCGTTGCTGACGTTTTGAACTGGGTGGCTGAATATGTTCGATGAATTAATTGATCCACCTGATGACCCAAAAGATGAAGAAGAAGCACTTAACGATTACATGGATGAATACGAGGATAAGGACTTATGAATGAATTGGTAGTGAAGCCAGCGAATGTTACTCCAGCAATCGTTGAAGTGCCTGGAGTTGATGAATTAGAACAATACGTTGATGGCATGTTGGCAACGTATAAGAAGACACCGGTGTCAGCAGCAACTTTGGCACAAGCAAAACAAGCTCGAACGGATTTGAACAAGGCATACAAGGGACTCGGCGAAACACGACGCAACATTGCCGATAAAGTAGCCGGTAATTGGCCGGACACAGAAAAGCGCTTGAAAGAAATTGAGAAGAAAATTCAGAGCGTTTCAGATGGTACCTTGAAGCCACAGATTGATGAAGTTGTCGAAGCAGAGAAGCAAGACCGAAAAACGTTGATTCTTATTGAGATTGAAAAAATTGCAACTGAATACAACTTACCTGCTGAAAAAATTCAATTTGACGATAAATGGCTCAATAAGACTGCGAAATGGGCAGAGACGGAGCAAGCTGTACGGTCTCAATTTGAAAATATCAAGAACGAAGTTCAAGTTCGTGAACTTCAAACGTCAGCTGTCGAAGCATATGCAGCTGAATTGCAAATGGATCCTGCTGGAGTAGCTGGGTATGTGGGACAACTTGATTATAAGGATCTAGATGAAGTCAAGGCATCAATGAAGAAAGATGTGAGGCTTGCAAAGGCACGATTTGCAGCCGAACGAGCTCGTGCACAAGCTGATTTTGATGCTAAGGCAAAGCGCGCAGAGCAAGCTACAACAATTGGAAACAAGTTAGTAGATCAAGAGACTGGTGAAATTATTGAAGAACCGGAAGAGCTAAAGCGAACGTATATCATTCAACTTTCAGACATTACAGACCAACAATTTGCATATGTAGAACAGTTTATTCACAACAAATTTGATAAAGGATTTGAGGCAAGTGGTGTCACTTATAAGTCAGCCGTACAACGATAGGAGAAAAAATATGGATTTTGCAGAACGTATGCGTAAGAATGAACGAATTTCAACAAACAATTCAGTGTTGCCACCATTCCCAGGAATGTTTCTAGCGTTTAATGCCAGTGAGGGAAAGTTTTCAATCATGGAACCTGGCGCTGATTTTTCTGAAGCAAATGACATTAAGTCAATTACCATCTTGCCTCATTTTATGATGAATCGTGTGAAGTGGACACGTGGAACAGATGAAAAGTCACTCTCAAATTATGTCGTGACTGATACTGAAGAACGGCAACCTTATGTAATCACAATTGATGGTGAAACATATACTGCCGAAACAATGATGGAGCTTAAGCAACAAATCGTGTTGGGCCAAAACGAGCAATTGAAGCAGGAAGAGATTTACGTTGGATACGCAACAGCGTTGGATGACGTTCCGCAAAAAAAGCCGTTAGTTGTTTGGTATGTATCCCGTGGAGTTAATGCGTATGTACTTAATGACGCTATTGATGGCGATTTGACCGGCCGCTCAATTATCAAACTCGAGAACAAGGGGACAACTCGAAAAAACAACAGTGGAAGCATTAATAAAGTTTTGGATTTCACGGTTGATAAAATTGCTGAGGACAAAGTTGAAGGAATGTTGAAATGGGTATCCCAGGACGGTTCGGACAAGATTGTCGAAGCCTATCGTGACGACATGATTAATGCTGCGATGACAACAGCTAATCCAGCACCGACGGTACTCGGAACTCAGCAAAATAGCGAAGATGACGTTCCGGATGTACCACCTTTTAATGGTACGCCGGCATTAGATCCATTTGGACAACCAATTAATGAGGTGGGCATTTCAGATGATGAATTGCCTTTCTAAAAAGAGGTAAATCATGAATTTTATCGGCAAGATAACCGAAATAAACGGGCGGTATGTCACTGTCAAGGTAGATGACTTGTTATCTTTGGGGCTAATAAACTCGGTAAACGATGATGAGCATCCTGAAGTTGATGTGACAGTTGTAGACAAACGCCTAATAAGCCCAGTGCAGAGGCGTAAAACATATGCCATTTTGAGAGATATGTCTGATTTCTTCGGTTATACGCTAGATGAAATGAAAAATGTGATGAAGGGGTTGTTTTACGAAACGATGGATGCACATGAATTCAGTTTAGGAAACACTGATATTACTACTGCAAGGACATTTATTTCTTTCCTGTTGGAATTTGCGTTGAAATACCACATTCCAATGCGGAAACCTGCACTGGAATATCAAGATGATTTGGACGTTTACATGTATCAATCGCTTAAAAACAGAAGTTGTGTAATTTGCGGATTGGCAGCAGATGTTCACCACGTTGACACGGTTGGAATGGGTAATGACCGAAGGACAGTTGATCATCGAGAAAAACATTTAATTGCATTATGCCGAGCACACCACAACGAAGCACACAACATTGGGTGGCCAGTTTTTGCACAGAAATATCACGTTAAGGGTATCAAGCTAGACCCTGAAACATTGCAACGTCTTGGAATTATGACGTTCAAGCGAATGGAGGAAATAGATGGCACAACGACGAATGTTCAGTAAGAAAGTTACGGACACGGATGTGTTCTTAGACATGCCGCTGTCAACGCAAGCTTTGTACTTTCACTTGAATATGCATGCTGACGATGACGGATTTGTCGGGAACATCAACACGATTAAGCGAATGATTGGTGCTTCGAAGGACGATGAGAAGTTGTTAATTGCAAAACAATTTCTTATTCCATTCGAAGCGAGTGGAGTGGTTGTCATCAAAGATTGGCGACTGCATAACTACATTCGTAAGGACACCTACAACCCAACAATATATGGGGAAGATAAGAAAAAGTTGTCTGTATCCGAGAATGGATCATACTCCGTTGACGACCCGTCGACGGAAAGTCCACGTCTCGTCAACTAACCGGCGACACAGGTTAGGTAAGGATAGGTTAGGTAAGGATAGATTAGGCTAGTATGGCCCGCCGAGCGTCCGCACTCATAGTATACAGAGAGTCAAAAAGCAGGCGCTCTCACAGGAAGACACAAAATGATAAATAAAAACATAGTTATTCAATGGCAACAAGCAAACATGCCTGAGAACCCGCTTGTCTATCAGGATTTGGAAGAAATGCAAGAACTGGCATTGCACAATGCTGAGTCCGAACAAGAGGCTGTAAAGCTAGTAATGCTTGCGATTAGGTCTGCGGCAAAAAACGGTGCTACTTCAACGCTATCCGTTCAACGACGTTTAGAAAAATGGATAAACGCAGGTGCAACAACGGCAGCCAAAGTAGGTGATTACGAGAAGCAATCACAACAACTGCAGCAACCGCGCTCACGTTTTGGACAGCCGTTGAGGAATGAGTCAGCAATTGAAAAGTTCACACCAGAACAAATTGCTGAGCAATCGAAACGTTTGGCCAAAGAAGATGGATTTGATGATCCAGAAGAATGGGTAAGGGTAACGATGGAAAAGTTCCGTGAGTTAAGATCGACACGGGCAGAGCGCATGGCTGATAAAGCAAACAGAGGATTAACATCTAGTGGCAAGCGAGTTGTCACACGTTTTTAAAAAGGAGAACCAGTATGGGTATCAAGAAGATTGAAGATTATGAAATGTCAAATCACGCAGAGCAACAATTGCAAGCTCGTTTCAAGACGTTAAAGAACAACTGGCGTAATTGGCTAACGCAATTCAACATGGATGCAGAATTGGTCAAGATGCAAAACGACGGCACGCAAGTATGGCATAGCGGTGAGGTGGGTATGGTCATCAATCCTCACAGCAAGGTCATCGTGACCGTTTACCACATCTTCTCGAATGATTTCCCAGATGAACTCAAAACCGACCTTGCAGAGGCAGCACAACGCCTAAAAATGGAACACATCAGTTCTTTTTCAAATGGAGTTTATCGAGACAGCACAAAATTTGCATATATGGCCTTTGACACTAGTGAAGAAGATGCGGACAACTTCTACAAAATGACGGTTGAACGCATTCGAGACTTGGAGCAAAAGGCGGATGAGTCAATTAAATATATCGAGGGATTGAATCAACTGATTGTTCTTAAGAACGACGTAGCAGAAGAAGTCTAATAAACAGCCAAGGGTGAAAGGACTGTGAGCCCGTATGGAGGAAATGAACATGGGTAAGAAAATGCCAACGTATGTCGTGTTCAACATGAGCATGGGAAACAATCACCACACACCAGTTGCAACAGGTGATGATCTAGATGAGTTGCTGGTGCAATATCATGGCAAGGCGTATCAAGTCATGGCAGTTAAGCCAGTATTTGAACGGGAGGAATGGTAATGCGCATTACAGGCAAGAAGATGAACGAGTACGCACAAGGTCGCGGGTACACGAATTGGTACGAGTTCCGTGAAGATGTTGTATACAAGGAAGCGCAAGAGGCGTTGAAACAGATTAAGGTTTAGGAATGACGCACGAACAATTATTTGAAGCGCAGATTGCGCTTGGTAAAGCAGCAGTAGATTCTGTTTTGGAACTTTTGAAAAGCGACAGTGTGAAGGCAGTTGAACAAAAGTTTGGTTTCTTTGAAGGTGATTCTAAGAACGAATGGAAGATGACAATCGAAAAGGTGGAAGAATAATGGCATATTGGGTTGGCGTGGCATTGACGTTGGTTGCGGCTGGTATCTATGCATACAACGCATATGAAGCAAGCAAAGCGCGCCGTGAATACGAACACAAGGCACAACGGGCAGTTGAAGCTGTAGAAGGATGGCGTGATGCATATCTGAAGGTATATCAAATGAACGACTCGAAAGAAGAGGATCATGCGTAAGTATTACTATTTCAGAGATAAGCAAGGTTACTTCAAACTCGCTTATACGCCAGAAGGCAAGCGTGTGATTTCACGGACGTGGAACAAGCGCCAGGCATATCGAACAAGTAGCAAGTGGCTCATCAAGCACATGGTAAGTAAGTGGTTAGCTGGGTATTACTATTGGGTAGAAGAAGGATAAACAAAAAGCGCCAGACAGAAGTCCAGCGCCATGTAAAAGAATTTTAGTTAAGTTCATTTTAACATGGTTCGGAGGACGTAGGAATGGCACTTTTACCAGCGGTGAATGAGAAGGCAACAAGAGAAGCGGTTCGAGAGTTTTTTGATAGTGAATGGCCACGTATCGTTAACATGGCTGATATGGGATATGTTGATTTGAAGTCAGTTGAAATTTCAGATATGCCAAGTGCGCGATCATTTGGTAATGCTAACGATGAACGATTTACCAATCACACTGACGCTGTGTACTACTATGATGCCGTTGTCCATGCCATTAAAGTAATGACACAGCCACACAGGCACTTCATGTGGTTGCGATACGTTCGACACTTAGAATGGTTGCAAGTAGAAGCGCTGACTGGTTACAGCACTAGACGTGGTCAAGAAATTATCGATGAAGCGTTCCTGTTGTTCGCTGATAAGTTTGCCGATGTTGATGATTTACGAGTTAAAGAATAATTTGGAAAGCGCGTATATGGTTCATGAGTGCCGCATGCAAGGTGCGGGTGTTCCAAGTTATTATGATAGAGTACCAAAGTTTAAACAAAGCATGTGTGGCGGAATAGGTCATATGTCAGGTGCAAATCCTGACCACATGCATTACATAGCCTAAAATAAATTAAAGGATAATCTTCCTTGTATTTGTTTTAAACGACACTGCCAGTTGCTATGTCTGGCGTAAATACATATTAACTATTAAGGAAAGCTTTGATAGTTATTACCGGGATCAGGACTTGTATGTGGTTGCTGGTCAGTACATATCAGTAAAAAGTACAGGAATATACTTTCACTTTTACAGTTTCGTGTTGGGGTCGCTGATATGTCAGGTACTAACCATTGGATCTACTGTGTTCTAATGGCTTCTTGGGTATAATAAGTAAGTGAATATTCGGTTATAAAGGGGGCGGTTAAGTTGTCGTTGTTATATATAGAAGAAATTGATGAAGCGGCTACACGTGCGAAGGTACGTGAATTCTTTGAAGAAGATTTTCCGCGATTGCAACAGCAAGCTCACATTGATTACGTCAGCATGAAGTCGCCGGTTATTAGTGGAATGCCTGGTGGTGGTCACTATGGAAATGCGACAGACGAAAAGTATTCTTCACACGCACAAGCAAAAATGTATCTGACGGCAATCAATGATGCGTTTGAAGGATTACGACAACCGTATCGCCACTTTATGGAACTGCGTTATTATAAGCAACTCACTTGGGAACAGATTAGCGATCGCACCACATATAGCGAACGTCAAGGTCAAAACATTATTAACGAAGCGTTTATTATGTTTGCATTTGCGTTTTCTGACATCTTGGAATTACGAGTATTCAAATAGATAGGCTATATAATGTCGATTTTTACTTTTCAGTTATTGCCGATTCATGTACAATTGTTTTATTAAGGTCTTAGGTCCTTGACTAAAGGGATGAGGTGAATTTAGTGGCACAGAATGATTTGTATATTTGGATTGATGAATCGGGAACTTTGAGTAAGAATCGCAAAAATCCTCAGACTTACGTGTACGCGGGCTATTGGTGTTTGGAAAAAGATAGAAACGCGATTGAATCGACTTTTGCTAGCCTTCTGGTAAGGATGTTTCCAGGCGCTCGTAATAATGAAAAGAAAGCTTCCAATATGAAATATCGGAAGAAAAAAATATTAATTCAAAATGTCGTTACAAAACACCCGAATGAATTTCACCCCGTATTTTTACGCGAAGATTTGGAACAAATTGATAGGCCACTTTTAGATAAGAGAGACATTCAATTACATAAAAATTATCTCCTAAGACGTTTCGTTGAACGTTGCGTACGAGATTTCAGAAATGTACATTCAACAACGCAACCAGCTACGGCTGTGTATGTTAATATTGATGATCAGTCAAAAACTACTTTGCAGGGGTTTGACCCTTTTCCTCAGTATCTAAATAAGTACTTTAAGCAACAATATTCATATAATTTCCTACAATCGGATGCAAATTTTGAAGTTAAGTATATGAACTCAGCAAAGTACAGGGGTATTCAATTGGCTGATGTTTTGGCAAATTGCAAATACAACCACTATATTCATGGCCGAAATGAGTTACATCAGATACTGCCAAAATTTGGTGTGCCAGTTGTTAAGTTGCCGTAGGTTAAAGATAATTATGTTGCATTTTTTCTTGTTGTAACGTATACTCGTAATCAAGAGGTAGTGATACACTCTGTGAAACGATTAGAGCGGCTATTTATAGATCGTGTTTAGCACCCGCTTAATTGTTGACATCGCGGACGCGATGTTTTTTTTTGCAAAAAATTCGAGATGTGAGCATTGGCACCGCTCGTCATTGATCACATCTTGCAGACAATAGAGTCGATAGCTGACAAGTGTGAATCAGAAAAGAACAAAGAATATTAGAAATACTTGACGCCCTCCTGAACAGCTGCACAATCATTCATCCGCAAGCTATCAGCCCAAGAGGATTTGGATAAACTGAAGGCATTGATTGATGAATGTGAAAATAATTGTAATATTGATTGAATATGTTTTTCTGAAAATTAGCAGCATTGGGGGATGATTTACTTATGGAAAAAAACGTGAAAGATCTTATGCCAATTGTTCAACTGATATTAAATAATCGAGAATGGCTTATTCCGTTACTGGTTTCAATAGTTGTATCGTTTTTAACGGCTTTAATCAACCAAGGTCAACTAAAAAAGAAAATTATTCACGAAAATGAATTAGCGCAAGTACAACAACTAGCAGAATTTAGAAAATTGCAAGAGGACCATGAGAATCAGCAAACTAGAAAAAACCACGAATTCATTGCGAAGTTAACGTTTGATAACTTGACAGAATTTTTAGAGATAGCTCCGAAAGCGGTGAGAGAAACACAGTTTTATCTGGCGGATGAAGTTGTTCGATTTATGAACGAACACAAAAATGAATCAGACGAAATTTTATTGAATAATGTAGTAAAAAGCGAACTGTTTACAACGATTAAAAAAGAAGGCGATAATTTTGCTATTAATGTAGCTAGAGCACAAAATTTACTGATTTACGCATCTGATGAAAATAGAAAATCGTTTTCAAATGCTCTAGAAACACTTAATACAAAAAGCTTTTATATAAGTTCGTATTTCATTTCTGGTGAGTTTCAGAAGTTAAGGGAATGTATTAAGTCATATCCATCGCCAACCAGTTTGCTTGTTTTGGAGGCTAAAGTTATAGAGGAAATTGAGAACATTAGGAATGAACTAAATTTGATGATAAAAGATTATCGTAAATAAATAAAGAGCCTAGCTAAAAATAGCTAGGCTCTTTATTTCGGCATCAGTTCGCTTTCACTGCCGGATTGTTTCGTGTGCATTGCTAGATGACCGGCTTATTATTATAAAGTCGAATGATTAGGAAATGACGAGCACCTATCAAGTAGACCACGCTTACAAGCCATGACGACTTGGTCAAATGATTTACTCCTAAAAGTTTAGGCAGCGATTAACAGTTCGAGGCTGTTTGTTATAACGCACGCGTTGTGTTGGTCGGCTCAATTCCGGCGGTTGCTATTAAGCCATCTACTTCGGTAGGTGGTTTTTATTTTGCAGTGGAAAGGAAACGCTAAGTTATGTTGATGAGAATGAAAATAACAAATGGAATTCTTTCTACTAATAAGCAATTGAGCATTCGCCAAAAGAATCTGTTAAAGATTAAATTCAATCAAGCTAAGGTTATCCAGTTGGGTAGCCTTTTTATTTTGCACTGAAAAGGAGTGGCAACATGAAAGAATATAAATTGGAAAACGGAGCTAGTGTTCAAGTGACAAGTCATGGACTACGGATTAAAGCAAATCACATTATAGTAAATGGAAAAAATATTACGTCGAGTGATTTAAAGCCAAAAGACAATTGATAATTAGCGAGGTACAGACATGCACAAGAACTTAATGGGTAAGTTGATTAAGAGTAATAATGTCAATCGTAGGAAGTACACGCACGTTTACGGTGCTGATGAAGTGCGCACAACAGATCAACCACACGTACGTATTGAGTTTGATGACATCCGTGATGTACCAAAGGTTTGGGTAGATGGCGAGTTGATTGCTGGAGTTAAGGACAAGTCATTGATTAGCCTTATGATTGATTGGAATACTGATACAGATATTCAACATCATAAGGAATTTGACATCAATTACTTTGACATGACGGACAAGCGTGGTCAATCTAAGGGATTTCGTCAGGCAAATGTGATATAAGAATGCATGGGTATAAGGGAGAATGATATGCCAAAAATGACAATCTGTAGATTTGTAAGCCCAGCGGGTATCAAGTGCCATAAATTAGCGAGTTCACCCAATCATTATTGTAGTGATCATATGAATCACGAATCTGAATATCTTGCAAAGCGTAAGAAGTTTAGTGACAAGCATACGCAAAACTATTATCGCAATTACAATAAGACGCAACGAGTACGTAATGAAACCAAGGTGGAACAAGATAAGTTCTATCGGAGTAAGCAATGGAAGAATGGATTAAGGCCAGCAGTGCTAGAACGTGACAATTACTTATGCCAATACTGCATGTCTCACGGGCGGATGACACCAGGTAAGATAGTTGACCACATTATTCCTTATGAGTTTGATTCAAGTAAGTGTGATGACGTTAATAACCTTGCAACGATATGTGCCAGATGCCACGCAGCCAAAACACTGTGGGAACAAGAGTATTACGGTACAGGTTCAGGTAATGAATTGAAGGAGGTGGCAGCAGTGCCCGACATTAAATATTTACCAGATTTTATGGATAGCGCTAAAACGCAATGAGAGCCGTTTTAAGCGCTTTTTATTTTGGCGTACATAATTAGTCGATTGCTGGCGGAAAACTGTTTACACCCCGCCCCGTTACGCTCAAAAGAAAAGCACACACATTGCTGTTTTCTTGTAGAAAAGTTGGATTTTGAAAAATTTTTAATAGGGGGGTACCCAGCAATTAAGGAGGTGATGTTAGGTGCCACGAAAAAGCTATGAAAGCGAGTCTGACGCTGTTTTGTCGCTGACACCGCCACATCACTTAGGCAAGATTGCAAGTGCCATGTGGCGAAAAATGGTGCCCGTACTTAACGCTTCAAACAAGATGGCTCCATTGGATAAGAATTTGGTTGAAATGTACGCAAGTCAATACGAGATTTATCGAAATGCCTATGAAGATATCAAAGAGAATGGTCAAGTTACCAAAGTTTATAAGACGGTGGTTAACCCAGTGACCGGTGATGTGATTGCTAACGATATGACGGGCTATAAGCGCAACCCAAGTACACAGATTTACTCGGATGCCATTAAGCAGTTGAAATCATTAGGTAGTGAGCTTGGTTTATCACCTGCCAGCCGTGCTGAACTTATGCAATTGAGTTTGGACGACGGAAAAGACAAACCAAGTGCTACGGAACAACTGCAAGCGCTATTGAATGGAGGTGGTGATGATGAGAGTTGATCTAACTCAATCACACGACGTTCTAGGTTGGTACCAGCAACTACATGGCGATTACGCAGATATCAGAACCAAATACAAGGACGCTGGAACAAAGTACGCGTTCAGTGTGTTAGACGGTGAAGTTCTGGCCGGCTACATGATTAAGCTTGCAGCGTTCCGGCATATTCAAGACTTGGTGCGTTCAGAAACAGATGATTCGTTCGATTACCATTACAATGTCAGGGAAGCCAACAAGATACTTAAATTCGCGAGTGTATTTCCTGATGTTGATACTGGTGAACCAATGCCACTTATGTCGTGGGAAAAGTTTGCGCTAACTCAATTGGTTGGGTGGCGTGACCACCTCGGTAACAAACGATATACAACAGCTATTCTGTCAGTTGCGCGCGGACAAGGTAAAACTTATCTAATGGCTATTCTTATGGCCTATGACTTCATGATTGAGTCAATTGGTTTGTCAAACCAAGACTATCTTGTTGCGTCTATCAACTGGAAGCAAACTGGTAAGCTGTTCGGTTACATTGGTACAGCGCTTAATAAGATGACAGCGGTTGAACCGTGGAAGTCTTTGGCTGCCGAATCAGGATTGAAAGTTCAAAATGACCAGATTGTCATGAAAAATTTCAACAACATCATGCGTGCGATTAGTCATGAGTCAGGACAATATGACTCGTTCCACTTCAAGACAGCCGTTTTTGATGAAATTGGTGAAGTTAAGAGTCGTGAAAAGATTGCCAAGATTACTTCTGGTCAGGTCAAGGTGCCTAACAAGCAATTCATTCAAATTTCGACATCATACCCAGACCCAACGGTACCGTTTCATGACGACCAAAAGGCTGGTCAGCAAATCATGGAACAGGACTGGAACCGCGCAAATGACGACAATTTGGTGCTAGTTTGGGCGCAAGACAGCCTAAATGAGACATTTAAGCCTGAAACTTGGGTGAAGTCGAACCCGTTGCTTGATTTAAAGGGGCAGCATGATGTTTTGCTAAAAGGTTTGACAACTGAACGCGATACAAAGATGCTGCAAGGTGATTTGCCAGCGTTCCAAACCAAAAACATGAATATGTGGCTTGCACAATCAACTGATAGCTTCTTGAACTTGGCTGATGTTGAAAGCGCTGTTGTTCCAGACTTCGATATACGTGGTCGCCAAGTTTACATTGGCTTCGACTACTCAATGATGTCCGATAACACAGCACTTGCGTTTGTTTATCCTTATGTTGATCCAGAAGGTAATGGACGATGGCACATTGAACAACACTCATTCATACCGTGGCATAAATCTGGTTCTATTGAAGCCAAAGAGAAGCAGGACGGTATCAACTACCGTGAAGCTGAACGACTTGGCTATGCCACCATTACTAGCCACGAACAAGGGATGATTAATGACGACGAAGTTTACGCTTGGTTGCTTGATTATGTTGAAGAAAATGACTTGGACGTGCTGTTCTTTGGTTACGATGCAATGGGAGCCACTAACATGGTGAAGATGCTGGAAAACAATTCAGTGTTCCCGCTGCAACCAATTAGGCAGCGTACAGGTGAGCTGAAAGACGCCACCAAGTTCTTACAACGTATCTTTGTTGAGAATTCGGTTGACCGATTAGACGACATCACAATGGAAAAGGCGTTGTTGAATGCCGTGCTACGTGAAGATAGTGTGGGAATTCAAGTTGATAAGACAAAAGCCACGCTAAAAATTGACGTTGTGGACGCTATTATCGACGCCGTGACACAAGCGATGTATCACTTTGAAGAGTTTGGAATGGTAAATGATGCCACATGGCAAGTTGAACACATGAGTGCACAGCAAGTTGCGGACTGGTTCAACAGCGCAGAAAGCGGGTTACTTGATGATTACTAAGAAAATTAAAGGCTTGGCACGAGCGATTAGGGCTAGGTTGGACGTTATTTTGTTCAGCTTGGCACTAGTCGTTTTTGTTTTGACCATGTTTTTAACGATTAATGCACTGGTTGGTGGAATTTCGCTGACTATTGCACTTGCTGTTGCCGGATATGGCGTCGTGCTTATCGACAATGGCACCAACACTAACAGGAAGGAGTAACGGAGTATGGCAGTATTCAAGCCACCCAAGATTAGCAACATGTTCGCAGCTACTTCTGACGGTGGCAGCTTAGATGACGGCATTGTCAACTTTCTAACTGGTGGTAATTCAGATTACGTGTCTGTGCGTGAAGCAATTCATAACAGTGATTTGTACTCGCTGGTTTCACAAGTCAGTGGCGACCTTGCAAGCTCACGATTAATTGCGGATGCAACACGTGCACAGGGTATTTTGAATAACCCCGATCCACGAACTAACCCGCACGCATTCTGGCAGTCATTCTTTGCTCAAATGTTATTCAACGGTGAAGCGTTTGCTTATCGTTGGCGCAATGCTAACGGACAAGATCAACGTTGGGAACAATTACGGCCTTCACAAGTTCAACCGTACATCACCGATGACGGTAGCGGGTTGTTATATCAAGTGTCATTCGATGAACCGATGATTGGTACGCAATTCTTTGGTCAGGGTGACATTATCCACGTTCGATTGATGAGTACAAACGGTGGTTTGACTGGTATCAGTCCACTCACGGCATTAAGCAACGAATTAAACGTAAAAAGAGAGAGCGACAAGCTCACAATTCAAGCGCTGAAGCAGTCGATTAATGCAAACGGTGTGCTGTCTATCAAGGGTGGCGGTTTGCTTGACTGGAAAACCAAGGCATCACGTTCCAAGCAGTTCATGAGTCAATACACCGCTTCAAATGGCGGGCCAATTGTGCTTGATGATTTGGAAGAGTTTAAGCCGTTAGAAATCAAAAGCAATGTTGCAGCACTTTTGGGACAGGTCAATTGGACTTCGACCCAAATTGCCAAGGTTTACGGCGTACCAGACAGTTATTTGAACGGTACAGGCGACCAACAATCGTCACTTGACCAAATCAAAGGACTGTACGCAAACGCGCTTAATCGCTTTGTGAGTGCCGTTGTTGGTGAGTTAAACACTAAGTTATCAGCTAACATAACGGCAGACGTGCGACCAGCTGTTGACCCAATGGGCGATAACTATCTTGGCATGCTGGCAAATATCGTTAAGCAAGGTGCACTTGGCCAAAACCAATTTGAATATCTGGTGCGAAACCAAGGATATTTGCCTGACGATATGCCGATTGCAATTATGCCTAAGCCAACAATGAAGGGAGGTGACAAGGAAGATGAAGACAATTAACGTCAAGGGCGCTGTCATGGATAACGATAGCGCATGGTTTTACGACTACTTTGGCATGGACTATACAAGTCCTAAGTCAGTAGCAGACGTATTGAACGATGGTGAAGTTGATGATGTTGTGGTGAATATTTCATCGCCTGGTGGTGACGTATTTGCAGCTAGTGAAATCTATTCAGAGTTAAAGGCATATCCAGGAAACGTCACGGTCAATGTGCAAGGACTAGCAGCTAGTGCTGCATCTGTAATTGCGATGGCAGGCGACACGGTGAATATGGCTCCAACCGCTCAACTGATGATTCACAAGGCATCAACTACCCAAGGTGGCAACTCTAATGACATGGACAGTGCATCAGCAATGCTAAACAACACTGATAAGTCAATTGCGAATGCCTATCAACTAAAGACAGGTAAGTCACAAGCTGACCTGTTGCAAATGATGTCTAACGAAACATGGTTGAACGCACAAGATGCAGTTGATCAAGGTTTCGCAGACAGCATCATGTTTGTAGATGAAAATGCACCGCTTGTGACTAATTCACTAGAAGGTGCATTGCCACCTAAGTCAGCCGTTAACAAGCTGATGAATATTATCGCTAATGAGAAGCGACAAGAAATGAATAACAAGACTGATAGCCAGCCTGTGGACAATTTGAAAGCCCGCAAGTTGGCTATTTTGCTAGACAAATAAATTTATGAGGTAAAAATACATGGATATTCAAGCATGGAACGACGCCTGGGTTGCAGCTGGACAACACTTGTCTGACTTGCAAAACAAGGCGGCTTTGTTGGTGAACGATGACGCAACAGACATTGAAGCTATCAACTCAATTAAGAACGACATCGAAGTTGCAAAGGCTAAGCGTGACTTGGCGAAGGACAACTATGATCGTGTCGTTGAAGACCAAGCACATGCAGTTTTGAACGACCCAGATGCTGGCAAGAAGCCATTGAACGACGAAGAGGTCAATATCAAGGACAAGTTTGTTAAGGACTTTGTCGGAATGATGAAGAATGACCCAAAGGTGGTCAACTTGGTTTCATCATCAACTGACGAAAATGGAAATGCAATTGGTTTGACGATTCCGCAAGACATTGAGACGGCTATCAACACGTTGAAGCGTCAATATGATTCATTGGAGCAATACGTCAACGTTGAAAAGGTGGGAACGCCTAACGGTTCACGTGTATTTGAGAAGTGGTCGGACATCACGCCATTGACTAACTTGGATGCAGAAGATGGTGTAATTGCCGACAACGACGACCCTAAGCTATCAACCGTCAAGTACTTGATTAAGCGTTATGCAGGTATCACGACGGTAACTAACACGTTGTTGAAGGATACAGCAGAAAACATCTTGGCATGGTTGTCATCATGGATTGCGAAGAAGGTTGTTGTTACGCGTAACACTGCCATCATCGCTGTTATGAACGCAGCACCAACTAAGCCAACATTGGCCACGTTCGATGACATCAAGAAGATGGCGTTGACTGCTGTTGACCCAGCTATCCGTGCAACGTCATTCTTCATGACTAACACGTCTGGTATTGCTGTTTTGGCAACGGTTAAGGACGCAGACGGACGTTACTTGTTGCAACGTGATGTTACTCAACCTGAAAACTACATGATTGAGGGTAAGCGAGTAATCGAAATCGCTGACAAGTGGTTGCCTTCAAACAAGGGTGCAATGCCTTTGTACTTTGGCGACTTGAAGCAAGCTGTAACGTTGTTTGACCGTGAAAATATGTCATTGTTGTCAACTAACATCGGTGGCGGTGCCTTTGAAAAGGACTTGACGAAGCTACGTGTTATTGATCGCTTTGATGTTAAGACAACCGATGCCGATGCATTTGTGGCTGGTTCATTTACGGCTATTGCTGACCAACCTGCAAAGATTGTTCAACAAGCTGCTACAGCCGGAACGCAAGCTTAATAGGCAGGTGAGTTAAATGACGGTCAATATTGAACAATTCAAGACACTAATGCGCGTTGATTTTGCTGATGATGACGCAATTATCAATGGCTACTTGTCTGCAGCTGAAAATTACATCAAGGATGCAATTGGAACGGATGGCAATTTCTATGCTCAACCTGCTGTTGTTGACCGTTACGAAACTGCTGTCTATGCCTATGCTGGCACGTTATACACGTACCGAATCAGTATGACTGAAGTTAAGGCGGTAACAATGGACGCCACTGTCAACTCAATTGTTGGCCAGTTGCGTGGCAAGTATGCGGAATGGGAGGAAGCACATGAGTCCGATTGAATATAACAAGCGTTTATCTTTCGGTACTATCTCAACAACAACAAACCCGAATACGGGCGGGCCTGTGCAATCTTTCGTTCCAAAGTTCACTGTATGGGGTCAAATCAGGCGTCGAACTATGGCTAATAACTATTCTGTGATTGCTAATGGTTTGACCGACACACAGGACGTTATTATTCGTCACAACAAGGCCGTTAATAATAGTTTGCTAATGGTTATGGATAATGAGCGGTACGAGATTAAAAATGTCTCTCCTGACGAAACACAGGGATTTAACAAGCAGGATATTTTGACAGTTCAAAAAGTGAAGAAGACGGGTAAGTAGTTATGGCTGATTTGCACAACGACGATGATTTCGGAAAATTACTAGACGATTGGTTGGATAACGTTGAAGCCGTATCATCCCAACTATCACCTGAAGAACAGGCTGAAATAACCAAAGCTGGTGCTGATGTTTACGCTGACAAGTTGGAAAAGGCAACGCACGAAAAGCACTACCGCGATGGTGTTGATGAAGAGTTGCACTTGGTGGATGACGTTAAGTCTCAAAACACCAACCTTGGTGGTGAGATTGACGGAAGCTCAACTGTTGGTTTTGGAGAGAAAGCATACATTGCAAGGTTCTTGAATAACGGAACCAAGTTTATGAAGGGCGATCACTTTGTTGAGAATACGCGTCAAGAATCAATTGATGACATTCTCACAGCTGAAGCGATTGCTTATAAGAAACGAATTGACGAGGCACAATCATGACACTAGCAAGTGATGTGGCAGACTTCTTACGGGAGTTGAAACTGGACTGGCTAGATGCCGTCTATGCGGGTTCAATTCCGCAAGAATTAGCTGCCGACACAGATAGTACCGTGGCATTAGTCACGGAAGTAATTGAGACACCAGATGAGTGGAACAACAACACATTTTCTGCGTTGTCTCAAACTGCACAAGTTCAAATATTTTACGCAACTAACTTCGGTGTTCCTATGCAGGATGTCGAAGTTTTTTTGATGAAAAAATTCATGTCCGCTGGTTGGACTATTGCGGTCAGCGAGTCACACAACATCGACCCAGACACGAAACAAGTATTCAAGACGTTGCAATTTGAACGAATGAAAGACATTTAAGAAAAGAGGATTTAGCTAATGGCTATGACAAAGGGTGGAACCATTGGTGTTGACTTGGTCACTTTGGCCTTGCTTGATGATTCAGGTAAGTTGCTGACTGGTGATAATGGTCTATCAACCAACGGTATTTTTATTATCACTGACGAAGTTTTGGGTACTAACCAAGCTAACGTTACCAATTTGGAAGGTACGGTTACTGAAATTTACGGTAACAACGGCGCAGTTGATTCATCAACTGGTAAAGGTAACACGTCAATCGCATTCGTATTTAACGCGTTGCCAACCGATGTAAAGCACAAGATTTTGGGTGACGTTTCAGATGGTAAGGGTGGCTGGTTGCCATCTCAAATCAAGCCGCGTGTTGCGACGCTGATCCAATCGCACCACTTGGACGGTTCTGACGTGTTCTACGGATTTGGTAATGGTAAGTTCACTATGACGGCGTTGAACTTGCAAACGTCAACTAACACCGAACAACGTGTAACAGACCAAATGACCTACACGGCTTTGGATGTTCCTGCATGGAAGCAAAACCACAAGACTTATGAGGCGTCAGACGCTGGTTTCTCAGAAGCCACGATGATGTCAGAAGTATTTGGCGGTTACACGGCCAGTACGGGCACAACTACTCCAGCCAAGTAATTAATGGTAAAAATGGGTTTACGCATTTCAAATGCCAAAACCTGCAAGCTGGTTTTTAAAAGGCCAGCTTGATACATAGCTAAAAGAAAAAGAGGTAATAAATCATGACCATAAAGCTATTTATTAAGGAATTGAAGCGCAAGCCATTCGAAGTTAAGGCATCAACTCGTTTGATGATGGCAGCAACCAAGATGCAATTGGATCAGGCAAACTTTGAAAAGAAAATTCAGGAGGAAACGAAGGACTTGCCTGATGCTGAAGCTGGCGCAGTTACAATGCGTGGCATGCTGAACACAATGCAAAGCCAAATTGATTTTGTGACCGATACATTGAAGTTGGATGACAATTTGCAAGATAAGTTGGTGGACCTTGAACCAGCACAAGTTTCTGAAATTGCTGTCTATATCACGCAACGGTTGATGGGTATGAGTGACGAAGACATTCGACTTTCACAAGCCGAAAATGAAGCGGGTTTAGCCGAAAAGTAACACCTGAAGAACGTATTTACGAGTATCAAAACACATTGGACGATATGCGGCGCATGGCCAAACAGACCATGCAGGACTATAACTGGACGCCTGATCAGTTTTATGAACTAGATTACTTTGAACTAACCGAAATGTTGGCTGTTGGTGATGAGAATAGTCGTTTAGTTGATCCGGGGGCAGTCCTTTAATGAATGAGGAAAGGAGGATAAAAACATGAGCGAAAAAGTAGCCGGTACATTATCGACTAGCATTAAACTTGATACCGCAGAAGCTGCCGCAAATGCTAAGAATTTACGTACAGAAGTGCGACAACTTAATACTGAGTGGAAATCACAAGAAGCAGTGCTAAAGTCCACTGGTGACAATCTAGGTGCTGCTGAAGCTAAAATGAATGGTCTATCACAGACTGCAGAAAAGCAGAAGCAATACATCAATGCTTTGAAGATGGAGCAACAGTCATATAACGATGGTACCGAGAACGGTGCCAAGAAGATGGCTGAACTTCAATCTCAAATCGAACAAGCTACCGCTAAGTACAACAAACAGCAACAACAATTGGCTAAAACTAAGGAAGCCGTTGATTATTACAAGTCTGGTTTGTCTGAACTCAATAGCGAGATGAAGCAAAACGAGCAAGTAGCTAACAGTCGTATTTCACGATTGGAAGCAGAAGGAAAATCAACAGAGGCTGCCGAAGAAAAGGCAAAGTTATTGCGGTCACAAGTCGATAACTTATCGGAAGCATACGAGAAACAAGTTGCTCAACTAAACAAGTTAGAACAAGCCGACAATGTTTCGTCAGAAAGCATGACTAAGCAACGCGTTCGAGTGAATGAAGTAGCTGAATCACTAGCTAAAGCAAAATCTGAACTTACAAGTCTTGAAAAATCCGGGAAGATTGACTTGCACCTAACCGGTTTATCACGGGCCAAGGAACAGGTTGGCGAGATTAAAGAAAAGTGGTCAGGATTAAAGACTTCAATTGCTGGTTCTGCCATTGGTAACACGGTTGCTAACATGTTCACTTCATCGTTGGCCACCATTGGCTCACACTTACGTGAAGCCGCGGCCGCTGGTGCTGAATACGACAAAGAACAGCAAGTTATGCAAGCAACGTGGAACACGTTGACTGGTAGCGCATCCAAAGGTAAAGACATGGTCAAGTCAGTTAATGACATGTCAACTGCGTTTGGACAATCAAGTGATCTAGTGAATGAGTTGGATCAGCAGTTCTATCACGTGTTCAACAACAAGGGCCAAACCGAAGATATGACTAAGGCCATTTTGACTATGTCAGACACTATCGGAATGTCTAGCGAAGAAACCACACGCTTAGGGCTTAACTTCACTCACATGATGACGTCAGGTCGCATGCAGTTAGGTGATTTCAACATGATCACTGACCAATTGCCTATGTACGGTGAGAAATTACTTGATTATGAACGCAAGGTTCAAAAGAATAGTCAATTGACGATGGCACAGTTACGTGACCAAATGTCCGCTGGAAAGATTAGTGCCAAGGATGCTGAATCCGTCATGGAAGAACTTGGCGATAAGTACGCCAAAGCTTCTGAAAACATGATGGGCACTATGTCCGGCATGGAGCGTGTTATCAGTGCGCGTGGCAAGGCATTGGCTGGTGCGTTGATTAATCCAATTTTACAAACTAAGAATCCATTGTTTGAAGCTGTATCGAAATGGGTATCAGACCAGTCAACGATGAAAGAGTTTTACAAGGTTGGCGACGCATTCAGCAAGGGACTTGGAACCATTACAACTGCGTTTGGCAAGGTGTTCAAAGGTATGTCATTCAATGACAGTGCCAATAAATTCATGGACTCAATCGCACATGGTGTTGAATCAGCGTCAAAAGTCATTGCAGCACATGCACCAGAAATTGTTGATGGTGTGAAGTCAGTTTGGAACATCATCAAGATACTTGCAGAGATTGGCGAAGGTGCATTCAAAGCCATTGTTGGTGGCGTTGAGTCACTAGCTAAGGGTGCTGCAAAACTAATGAACGGCGGTAAGTCTGCCAAGACATTCAGTGATGCGCTAGGTGATATTGCAAAGCACAAAGAAGCATTGAAGACTATCGGAGCCGTGATTGCTGGTCTTTGGGCAACGTCAAAGATGGTTGGCTTTGCTTCAAAGTTGAATGATACACGTCATACGCTAATGGATTTTGGTGGCACCGCATTGGATGTCGGTAAGAAGATGGTATTCAAGGAAGGCGTAGTCGGTGCATCTAATCTGACTAAGTTTGGAGGTGCTTTGCGTGGGCTTGGTTCAGCGTTCGCATCTGCTGGCAAGTTCTTGTTAACTAACCCGTTCGGAATTATTATCACAGCTATCACTGTACTGGGAGTTGCGCTGTTTGAACTGTACAAGCACAATGCAAAATTCCGCGAATTTGTAAACGGTATCGTAAAGAGCGTCGAAAATTTTGGTAAATCGGTTGCCAAGGGATTTAATAGTGCCGTAAAAGCGGTGGTATATTTTGGTAAAACTGGCGGCAAATCATTTAACGGTATAGTTAAATCTGTTTCAAATTTTGTGGGCAATGCGGTTAAAGAAGTTGAAAAAGTCGGCTCTAAAATGCTTGCTGGATTAAAGAAAGGTTGGAACGCATTCGTTAAAGGCGCCGAAGCTTTGTTCAAGACTTTAGGCAAGATTTTGTTGATTTCAATTGCTTTACCTGTTGGTTTAGCGGTGATCATTTGGAAGCCAATCCAAAAGATACTTGCTAGTGTTATCAATTCAATTAGCAAGTGGTGGAAAGCAAATATCGACAAGCCATTTGCTGAAGGGTGGAAGGATGTTACCAGTACCGTCTCTGCGGGCGCAAAAACAATCGAAAAGACATTAGACAGCGTTTGGAAGGCTGTTAGCACTACTTGGAAGTCTGCTTGGAACGCAATCTTTAAATTCTTTGACGGTATTTGGAATAGCATTAAGCGCGTAGTAACTGCGGCTGCAGATTGGATTGGCGATAGACTAACAGCTGCTTGGAAGATTATCAATAACGCTTGGAAACTATATTGGAATGCCATCAGCAAGTTCTATGGTGGCATTTGGGACGACATCAAGCGGGTTGGGTCAGTAGCCGTTGACTGGATTGCTGATAAGTTGAATGGCATCTGGAAAGTAATCACTAGTGCATGGAATTATTACTGGAATGCCATTAGTAAGTTCTGGGGTTCAATTTGGGATGGTATTCGCTTAACTGGTGAAGCTGCTTGGAATTGGGTGTCTGATAAGATTAATGGTTTCTTGAAGTCAGTAAGCAATGTTTGGAATGACACATGGACGTCGGTTGGTAAGTTCTTCGGTTCAATCTGGGACGGCATCAAATCAGACGCTAAGACGGGGTTCAATGATGTCATTGGTGTTATTAACACTGGTATCGGTGCCATTGATAGCGTTATTCACGATTTTGGTGGTTCAGAACACGCATTGAAGCTAATTCCTAAATTTGCCAACGGTACGCCTGGCGCACCAAAGGGATTAGCGTTGGTCAACGATGAAAAGTCATCCGACTACAAAGAAGCGATTATCGACAACAAGGGTGAGATGAAAATCTTACAAGGTCGCAATCGTCTTGTGAACTTTGAAGGTGGCGAAACTGTCATTCCAGCATCAGCAACCAAGCAGATGATGAACTCATTTGGAATTAATGCCTACGCTGACGGCACAAGTGGCTGGTTCGGCTCAATTACTGGCTGGGTTAAGGATAAGTGGGACACGTTGAAAAACGTAATCAAAGACCCTGTGAAAGCTTTGACTGGTGTCATGAATAAAGCAGTGAATGTCGCTGGTAAAAGTGATTTCGTTCAATCATTTGCACCTGGTGCATCGCATGCGTTACTATCCGCCATTTCTGATCCGATTAAGAAAATGCTGAAGCAGTTATCTGATAAACACGATACAGAAGATGGTGGTGGTCAACACGGAAACCCTGGTGGTGCTGGCGTGCAACGGTGGGCTGATTTGGCAAAGAAGGCTTTGGCCGCCAATGGTTTGTCGACTGCCGACGATATGATTCAACGTGTATTACGTCAAATCAACACAGAATCTGGTGGTAATCCTGGGGTAACACAACCCGGAACTGACCCTGATGGTGATGGTTCTGGACCTGCTATAGGTTTGATGCAAACCAAGCGTGCGACATTTAATGCAAACGCATTTCCTGGACACACTGATATTTTCAATGGTTACGATAATATTCTTGCCGGATTGCATTATGCCAAGAACCGTTATGGTTACAGTTTGTCATTCTTGGGTAACGGGCATGGTTATGCTAATGGTGGGCTAATTTCACAACATGGACTGTACGAAGTAGCTGAGAGAAACATGCCAGAGATGATTATTCCATTGGATCAGGCAAAGCGAAGTCGAGCAAAGCAATTGCTTAATCAAGTAACTAATAACTTTGCAGCAACTGACCCGCATCCAACTATTTCGGAAAATGCAACGGTTTCTGATTTAAGTGCCATTACACAACGGTTGGACGGTGTTGTTAAGCTGTTACAAGACTTAATCCAAGCGGTTTATGGTACGGCTATTACCCAAGGACAAGTCTATGACATGGTCAATAATCAAACTAAGCAACTGAATACGTTGAACCAATTTGCAAAGGGGTGATTAGATGGATAATTTTGACATGACACCAGCAATTGTTACGGCATTAGTTGCACAGCAAGACCCAACAATCGACGATACGGTTGATATTGATATAACAGACTATGTTGATGCCGGAGCAGGTACATCCTTAGATGATGATGGTAACGTCGCAACGGATGATGTTGGCGACCCGGGCATTTTAGCAAGTGATTCGGTAGTAACGGATAACCCATTGCCTGACGATGTACAACAAGATACCGACACGCCAATTGCTGGCTTTGATACTGATGGTTGGAATCCGGTTGATTATAGTTACGATGAAAATGGCAATTTTGTGGTGACAAACCCTGTTAATGATGGTTTGCAACCTGATTTTGACAGCGACGACATACTGACATCATCTGATTTCTAGGTGGTGTCTTTTTTCTTGGAGTTTTACTCCAAGGTACATATAAGGCAAGGAGGAAAGATAATGGCGAACACAAAAACGCCACGAAATGCCCAGGGGCAAACATATGAAGAATGGTTAGCTCAAAAGGTGAAGTTGTCACGTGGCAGCAAATATCAAATTAAACTAGACGAATTTATCTATGGTATGGACGTTGCTGCGGGTATTCGTGGGGTCCATTCATCTGACCTTGGGTTGATTGTCGGACACGTTAGCAAGCCACTGGCTCCAGCGATTACAGACAACACGCAAACGGCCGTTAATAAATACGGAGTTATCTCGCAAGGATTGTCATATGGCGCCCGTACCATCAACATTCCAGTGACTTTAAAGGCCAATAGCAATGAAGATTATCAAATGCGGGTGCACCAAATCGCAGCTGCATTATTATCTACCGACACTGATGATGACGTTTCAATTACCTTTGGAGATGAACCAGACGTTCAATACTACGGAAAATTTACGTCATTACCTGATTTTCAATTTATTAGTGTTGGTTCTTACGATGCGACGGCCACATTTGTATTTACCTTACATGATCCACGTGGGTTTATCACGGTTCAAGACAGCACAATCAAATTATCGAACGGAACCACCATTAGTGCCGCACCTAATGAATTGGTGAAAGTAACCAGTAATCCCTTTGTTTACACGCCTAAAGGTACCGGTCCAGCTGACCCGATTTTTCACATCATTCCTAAGAAAGGAGTGAACACGTCACGGTTTGGCATGCAGCTATCCAAAAAAGAAGGTGTATGGGTTGGTGAAGATTTGGCTGACGTAAAGGTTGATACCAAGCCCTTGCAGTTTGATGATGATACAACCGATATGTCTAAGTGGTCGATTGTGACACCACTTGATAAAGGAAACGGTCGATTTGATGGAAATCTAACGTTTAGTTTGCCACGTTCTGGACGCGTTACTAATGGTTCCGTCGGTTTGAATAACAACGGTCAGGGTATCAAGCTAAATGGCAAATTTGCCGATTTGGCTATGCCTTGGGGTCAATGGTATGGACCGGTAATTGAATCGCAACCAATTGGTGATTTGACTGGGGATATTAATCCCAAAGACCCTGACAAAGTTGGCAGCTGGGAAGTTGAAGTGACATTGACACACAGACGTTATTACAACCGTGCATCACAACAAGTTGAAGCCATTTTGCTTGATATGAATGGGAAGCGTCGGGCGCGTGTTGGCCTTGGTGACGGTGGAAACAACGGACAAGCTTCAGGTGCCTGGATTTTCTTTGGAGCAGATGAAAAGGCAGAAGCAACAGCGTTGGCTAGTGGTCTTGGTTCTGCATGGGTTATGCCACCACACGTTACCAATAATCGCGATGTGACTGTGACTGTTCCAGACCACTATGCATTAACAAATTCTTTTTTGGAATACCACAAAATTACGACCTATACGTATGAAAGCTGGGATGGAACGTATAAGACCACTCGAACGATTAAGGTTGAAGAATGGTCATACCATTCCGACACTACAAATAAAAATACGTATTACAAGAAAACGTTGAGTGATACGACTGAAAAGCACAAAGAAAGCGGCTTCTTGGTTTGGTGGTGGAGCTATCACTTTGGTAACTCAAATAGCGATAAGAACGGCACTCAGCACGTTGGAGATTTGCATTACTGGGAGGTTGGTAATTACGTACGTGATCATGATTACGCTCACGCGCCAGCTGATAAGAGTCGCCGCTATACCAAACGTACGCCGATTAATATTTGGATTAACAATCGAACTTTCGTTAATCAGGTATTTGAGAGTAATTCAGCGAACGGAAAAAAGTGGGTGCAAACTACCGATGCACGTTATTACAACGGGACTGACCCAATTCACGGTAAAGTTGGTGTGTTGTATCAACTGAGCCAACCAACTAAGACCAGTACGTCGAATGGTAATCAAAAAACATCAACGCACTGGATTCCAATTGATTACTCGTTCACCGACAAAAACGAACACGATGCTTTGGATAGTGCCACTGTTAAGTTCGTTGTTGGTTACGACACTGTGAACCACAATGGTTACTACGCTGAAATGTGGCGCATGTCTGACGAAACGGGTACCGCTAAGCCGTTAGATAGCAAGCCATTCTGGAAGTTTGAGGATCCTAAAGGCATGAAGCGGGCTGGACGATACAAGTTCAAACCTGGGCGTGTCGCTGTTTGGTACGCAAAAACCAATATCCAAGAGGATATTCTTGATCCGTCAACAAATAAACCCGTGAAGCTATATACCAACGACAAACTAGATGTTAGTCGCATCCGGGCTTATCGCGTGTTAAAGAAGCCATCACAAGCCGACATGATTACGTTGAAAGCTGGTCAGAAAGCTATTATCGATTTCACTGATGAAACATTGTCAATTAACGGCAAGATTGAGAATAAATTGATTGATATGTACTCAACGTTCCCACAATTGAAGGGCGGCGTGAGTCAGCGTTGGACATTCAGTGCAACTGGTCATTCGTTGAAGGATTTTGACGTGTTCATGGAATACAGGCCAACATATAAGTAAGGAGGAAGCTAAATGTACACAGTTCTAGATACCGCGTTAAATGTCGTTGGCTTCTTGTCAAACAAAGGACGCGGTGCAAATGATTTCTGGGGCGATACGATTTCACAGCAAATTGCAGACACTCAGGATATTTTGGGTAACGTTGATTTAACAGTTGATAATGTGAGCCGAAACATTGATGTGTCTGGTAACACCAAAAACTGGAACCACACGTTAAGTGGGATTTCATTCAACAACACGCCAGTTGGAGCACAAGTCGAAAATGGCTATTACTTGCTATACAAGGATGACGCTACTAACCGTCATTATTTGATGCAGTTAACGTCGGTATCAGAAAAGGTGACGCCAGGCGGTCAACACTACAAGACAGCGACTGGTGTAAACGCTGCGCTTTATGATTTTTCACGCATGATTGTTGATGCCAAGGAATTTTATTCAGCGCCAACTGGTACGCAGATGCTGGGATCATTACAAAACATTTTGAAGTACTTGTTAGGTCATGCTGGCTGGAACGTTAATCTTGAGGACTATAATTTTCCTGACGTGCAATATTCAATCAGCGACAACACATCAGTTCAATCGGTTTTGCAAGACATTATCAAGTTGTTTGATGTTGACGTCGATGCATATGTCACTTTGACACCGCAAGGCCGATTAGCAAAGCGAGTTGTTGAATTCCGACGAACTATGGGAACGGACAGTGGCGTAACTATTCGATACGGCAAGAACATGACGGATATGACACGCGAAGAGTTGTCGGATTCAATCTATACCAAGCTTTATGTGCAAGGTGCCAATAGTTTGAAGATTAGTAGCGTTAACAATGGTTTGCCGTATATCGTCGATGAGGCAGCCAACAAACGATATAACCCAGTTGGTGCATCATCATCACCAGAAACGTTCCGTGAAGGCACTGTTATTAATTCGATGATTACTGACGCACGATCATTGTTGTCATGGGGTAAGAAGCAAATGGCAGCGTTGAATCATCCACGAATTAATTACACGATTAGTTCAATCGCATCTACTGAAGCTGGACTGGGCGATACCATTCGTGTTCAAGACCTGTATGCTTCTCAAGAAATTTTGCTGACTAGTCGTGTCATTCAAAAGACGATTAGTTTTGCCAATCCAACGATAAACACATTGGAGCTGGGCGAGTATTCATCTGTGTTAGGCGACAAGACCAAGAACGTTGATTTAATTGCACGCCTTGATCAAGTTTCAAATGATGTTACGGTCGTTTCACAAGCTGCTGTTAACAACAAGGTGATTGCGGAGGCCGCTTCAAACGCTGCTACGCAAGCAAATAATGCAGCTGCAAAGAACTCCGCTGCGGTTGCGAAAAATAGTGCATCGTTGGATGTTATTGGCAAGGCGATGTCACAAGCTAATTCTGATATTGCACGCATTGACGGCAAGAATGCTGTAGACACTACTTCGCTTAATGCGTTGATTACCAAGGGCCTTTTATCGGCAGCGTCGGAACGTTCCAATTTGTCAGCGGCTACTACGAAAATGTTTGCAACTGCTGATTCAAATGCAAAGTCTATGGCTGATAGTGCCTATGCCGGCGCGATGTCAGGCGTTACTAACGTTGGCAATTTGATTGCAGGTTTGAGCGGTACAGTCAGTGAGATGAACGTTACTGTGAATGCCAACAAGACAGCTATTGCCAAGGCTGGTAGTGATTTATCTACTGGGGTGGCTAATGCTAAATCATACGCTGACACGGTTGTCGGATTGGTTTCGGACAGTGCATCGGCAGCGTTGAGTAGTGTTACAGCTGATGTCACAGGTGTGAAAGCTGAGTTCGATACAGTGAACAAGACAGCTAATTCATTGCTTGTGACAACTAATAGTTTGGCAGTGAATGCTTCTGGCGTTAACGGTAAGTTGACGGCGGTTACTAGCACGGCATCTGGTGCCATGAGTGCTGCGGCTTCGGTTGCTGCTAATGTGAGTGGTATCAATGCTAGTTTCAATCAGGTGACGTCAGGGATCAACAATAAGTTGAACGGGCTAAATGCTGTTAACTTGATGCACAACACCAACTTTGAGAACGACCATGAAGGCTGGACTACTCGTACTGATACCACAACCGGTGGAACCTTGTCAGTTGGTATGTCGGGGCTAGACGGCGGGCCGAACTACTTGAAGTTGCAAACCGGTAGTGTTGCATGGGAAGGCGCTGAACAGATTGTAAAGGCTAACCAAAATACAACATACAATATTAGCGCGTATTTGATTTCGTTAAGCGGAACTGGTGGTGTAGCTGATTTATACATCAGGTTTGAAGATGAAACGGGGAAGAATCTAAGTACATTCATGGAAGTTGGACAAACTTCAAACACTTCATGGACAAAGGTTAATAAAGATGTAACTTCACCAGCAGGCACGCAGTACATCAGGTTCAGTATGCAAAATCAAAAGGCTAATTCGCAGGTGGGTTTTGCCACGCCGCAGATTACACAGGGCTCTGGTTTAAAGTCGTACACTCATGGGTCAGACATGCAAGACCTTTCAGTTTTACAATCGGCTTCCGCTTCTTACTCCGCTGGTATCAGTGGATTAGCTGCTTCGATGGCGGTTACTAAGTCGGACGTTGCTGGGCTAACAACAACAACTAATAGTTTGGCGGTAACGGCATCCGGCTTAACTGCTGGGTTGGCAACCACGAACAGTACAATCAGCCAGACGAACAGCGCGACGGCTAGTTTGAAAGCTGACGTATCTGGACTACACACAACCTACACTGCATTGAGTAGTAGTGTAGCTGGCAGTCTAACATCGCAACATGCTGAATATTCTGCTGGTATCGATGGTTTGAAAACTCAAATTGCCACGGTGGATAATAATGCTAAAAGTAATGCAACGGTTGCACAGAATACGGCGATTACTACTGCTTCACAAAACGCTACAACATTGGTTAACACCGCAACGACTAGCTTGTCTAACGGCATCGCTAAGACATATGCTACGCAGACACAACTCACTCAAACAGCCAGTCAGTTTAATGTGACAGCAACGAGTCTGCAAAATCAAGTGAATAACTTAAACCAGGTTAACCAATTAGCGAATACGGAATTCAACCCGGACGCAGCTGGTTGGTATATGCAGGGAAAAGAGTTGACAGGCGTTAGCGGTTCTGATTGGTATATCACAGTCGCTTCACGTTCTGGTGTCGGCGGTGCAAATGGAATTACGATTTATAACTCTGCTTCTGAAACAGGTAGCAAGTTTATTCGTAGTGAGAAAATTTTACTTGCTGGCCAGAATTTGCCATTGTCATACTCATTACGCATTGCACAGAATGCGATTGGTGAAAATGGACGAATTGCTGTTGAAATTGAATACTTCAATTCAAAGGATCAACAAATTGATTTTCAAGGGTATCGTAGTTTCACAACGACACAGGATTGGAACACGTTGACGGTTAATAACCTCACGGCGTCTGTTACGACCGACTTGCAATACGCACGTCTAGCCGTCTACGTCGTTGGCGCTGGTACGAAGGTTTACTTTGGTAAGCCAATCGTTGTGTTCGGTACTTCTGTCGGTGGATATGTCCTGGGTAGCTACAACAACAATTCTCGAGTGGCCGCCTTGGAAGTGTCAGCCGATGCAATTGAGGCTACCGTTCAGGATCAGGCAAAGAGTTTGTCTGCCACAGCGACAGTTGCAGCTAACGGTGTAACTATTGCAACCCAAGCTAGTAATGCAGCAGCAAATGTAGCCATCACTGCTTCTGGCATTTCACAAACGGTGGCAAGTAATGACGCTAAGACCACAGCAACGTTTGCAACACTGGCCGACCAAATCACGACGGAAGTTGCAAATCGTAAAACTGGTGACAGCGATACTCAAACGCAATTAGCCAACTTAAATTCAACCGTGGTTAAGAATTCAACGGGCATTGCAACGTTGACACAAACGGCTTCTGCAATTCAGGCGACTGTTGCAACGAAGACGGATAAGTCAACGGTGTTGCAACTGTTTAGTGATAACTTTGAGGCCGGAATCAAGGCAAACACCGGTGCACTAATTGCCGGTATTAATGCTGATACATCTGGTACTACGATTGCCGGAAAGCATATTACGCTGGACGGAAGTGTAACTGTCACAGGTGCGTTCGTTTCGAAAGCATTATCAACAGCCGACGCAACGATTACCAAGGTACTGACAATCGGTTCTGGTGGATCAATCGTTAACACGTACACTAAGTCCGGGACATTCACTGGATACAGTGGGCAAGTTTCCTACTCTCTAAGTGGTAAGTTCACTTTTAACAATTCGGGTATTAGCTTCGGTGGCATTGCCAAAGGGCCAAGCGCACCCACATCAACATCTGGTGAAGTTTCGCAACGTGGCATTCCTTTTGTTCCTACACAGTGGAACGCATCAAGCGTTGTTAATGAGGCATTGATGCAGATGAGCGCAACTGCAGTAAAAGGATACTCGGTTAAGAGTGATGTTTTAGCTAGCGGTGACAGTAGCTACTTGAACTTATCAGCATTCAATATTCAGCTTAATTCTGGAGGTTACGACACCTATATTGGGCCGGACATGATCATGACAGATGGACAAGTGCAAGCGAGCGCATTCACTGCAAGGGGCACGTCATACTTCAAGAATATTGAGGCTGGTGTGGTTGATAGTGGACCAATTCGATTGAATAACGCCCACACAATCTTCACTACTGACGGAACAACGCTTTATCTTGCTGGAGGTGCGCAAGGCGGTGGTGCCGGTGTTCAAGTCACCGATAACTTTACTGTTAAAGGTGATATGTCAGTGGGAACGGTTAACGCGGGCGGAAACATTAACGTTGGTTGGGACGTGATTAAAAACGGTACTGGGTTGCACCCGGATTACTTTAACAACGCGTTGCCAGGCATCCACATCATGGGTACTAACTCCGGTATTGCATGGGACATCAAGAATAAGTTGGCATATATCATTATCGAAAATAGTTACAAAGGGCTAGGAAACAATAACACTGGCACTGGTAAATGGAAGAATTAGGAGAACAACATGAAACTTAAGAATTCACAGCTATATCCTGTATTGAATTATTTGCAATCACTGACACTACCGGCTCAGGTAAGTCGAGCAAAGACAAAGATAGTTGGTAAAATTAATGATATTTTGCCGGAATTGTCGCGTGATGAAAACGATTTGATTGTACGATTCAACGGTCAGCAAGTTGACCAAGGCGTCGATTTTGGAACAATTGAAAATCGACAGGCTTATCAAACTGAGTGGGATAAGTTGATGAACGAGACTGTGATTATCACGATTTCTGAATATCCAACACTAGAACAAGCGTTGAAGGATTACTTCATGTCATACGATGGTGATATTGCACCTGAATATGCTGATGCCTTTGACGCTTTTTATGATGCCTTAGAAATTGAAGAAAACGAGGAAAACTAATTATGGATAAGTTTTTGGAGTTATTTAACAAAGGGTTGCATTCTCAAACAATAAACTTGGTACATGAAGACCAACGAAAAGTTGATACATTAAATCTAAATAACGTTATTCAAGGAACATTTTTCGCTGACGTAAAATAAGTTAAACTTGTTGTATATTAGGAGGATATATAATGAGTTTTGTTCAAGCCTTTTTTGGAGAGAAGTTCGTGAGCGTGATGGCCGACGGTTTGGCAGGAGATGGGAAAGGGAATATTATTTCTGAATACTTTGAGAAGTTCAAAGTTTATAATGATGATTTTGTGTTTGGTGTAACTGGTAGCTCACGCATTATGGAAACGATTTTTGATGACGTTGAACGGCTGGTAAACCAATATCCAAACGGTCGAGTTATGGGTATGCTTGCTAACACAATTGGAAATGCTAAACCATCAGATAACATTGATTTTCTAACAGTAATTATGTTTGATTTGAGTGGCGAATCAGTAGTCGGCATGATACAAAAAATCGGTCAAACGGATATTTCACTTATGGCTCCACGAGGACAAGAAATTAAGTATCTTGGTTCTGGGCCTAAAGATGTATCGGCTGATTTGATCAATGCTAAAATAGCAAGTCTTTGGAAAGAGGCTGGGGAAATTTCTGATGTTGCACAAATCAAAAATATTCAACTTAAATTGAACGAATTCGTTTCTAGCCAATCGCCTAGCACGGTTAACAATAACGTAAAAACATTTATCAAATTTATTTAAAACACATGCCGGCCTAATGGGTCGGCTTTTTATATGAAAGGAAAACTAATCATGACTATTACTAAGACTACTAATTACAACGCTTCACTTTCCGACGCTAACGGCGTTGGTTACGCAACGTTTACTGGCTCAATTGACGCTAACGGGGTACCAACGACTAACTACTACATCAATGACAAAGACGCTTACAAGGCCAACATCAAGGCGTTTCGTGATGGTTTGCAAGAGTTCCAAAACGCAGTATTCGCTGACGCTGACGCACTAGCTGCAGCTATTGCAACGGACACCACCAAGGAGGCGTAATGCAATATGCCAAAGCTATCACCAGGCGACACAATCGCACTAGTTGCAGTTCTTATGACGGTTGGTACAGGTTGGCTGGGCTGGTCAGTGAAAACTGGCTTAACTGAACCACTTTCTGCGCTACGCAACGCCATTGATGAGCTACGTGACACAATGAAGGAAATGCGTGAAGATACGCAATCAAAACTAGCAATCCACGACATCGAACTGGCACACCACGATGATGCCATTAAGACATTGCAAGAGAAGTTGAAGGAAGTAGATTGATGAATTGGTTTATTGCGGATTGGGCCATTGGCTTTACGCCGGCATTGATTATGCTGGTGTTGTGGGCTATTGATTACTACGCAGTGGCTCGTCATAACGTGACGCTCGATACGCTTGATAAGCAAGACGACCGCTTAGACAAGCACGAAATTCACCTTGCGAAGCATGACGAGTAAATCAAAACTTTGTTTGAAAAGGAGCATGATCATGAATAACTTAATCGAGTTGCTGAAAGCGCTGTGGGAAGTTGGAATCCTGCCAGCGCTTTTAATTTTGGCCATTGGTCGGCTATCAGCACGATTTGACCGAAATAAGAGGCTCACAGCCTTATTAGGTATTGCAGAACGTGCAGTGAAGTGGGCTGAGATGACTTTTGACGGTGGCCAAACGCAAAAGGCTCAGGCAATCAAGATGATTTCAGATTATCTTATGAAAGCTAACAAGGCACACCTGTTCACTGCTAAGCAGATTGACGTGGCAATTGAATGGGCTGTTGAAAATATGAAGGAGGCAGAGAAGTAAAATGAATAAAACAATGAAGTTGGTCGCCGTTGGGGCGGCCTTTTTGTTTGGAACAACAATTATTAGTGATCATACAGTGCATGCAGATACGCCACGGTTTGACATGGTTGATGTATCCAACTGGAATGGTTACTTGTCTGTAGGCGATTTCGTTAATATGCGTAATCAGGGCGTAAAGGCCATCACGACCAAGATTTCAGAGGGTACGTGGTACAAAGACCCAACTGCAGCTAACAACATTGCGAACGCACAGGCGGCTGGTTTATACGTTAACGGTTATTACTTTGCCTATGCGACTGATAATGCTACCGCTGTACAAGAAGCCAACTATGCGTCTGCTACGGCCCAGGCTGATGGTTTGGGTGTTGGCGCTGTGCTGGCAGTAGATGCTGAATCACCAAATCAAATGGCAATGGGGACAGCTATGCAAGCTGTAAATGCAACAGCTGAAAAGCAAGTGGGCATCGCTGGTGGGTATCAATCAACAACCTATACAATGGGGTCACACGTTGAAACAACACCTGACGGTGACAGGTCATGGGTTGCACACTATCCATATACGCCAACGGCTAATCAAAACTATTACTCATCGGAGCATGGTTGGCAATGGTTCGATCATGCAACGTTCGATGGTGTGAACGTTGCGTTTGATATTACGCAACTTTACGACAATTTCTTCACTGCTGACCAAGCGGTCATTAAGAAGAACCCGGGTGATGGTGCTGCGATGTGGTCTAAGAAGGGTGTCTGGTACACGGACAAGTCATTCAAGCACAAGGCCAACGGCATCAAGAAGCACATGGGTTCTTACTGGTCATTTGCTAACGGTAAATTGATCAAGTCTAACTGGACGAATTCATGGGGAATGTATTACTGGTCAGACGGCGATGGCAAGCTGGTGCAAGGTCAAGGTACGTGGAAGGGCTACAAGTGGGACTTCGGAACCGACGGTACTTACTACGTTAAGAATGCCACACCAAAGAGTTTGAACAAGTTGGTTGAACAATTAAATAAGTAAACTGGTCGAATTCGACCAGTTTAAAAAGCCCGTCTGGACTAGGTGCGATTGCACTTGATCTGGACGGGCTTTTTTATTGGTCACTGTGGTCACTCATTGGTCACTGGCCAATAATAATCATTCAATAGTCATGTAAATAGCGCTTTTCAAGACGGTATATTAAGCTCGATTTGCATGATACCTGAATGTTTTCTTCCTATATAAGTTCTCAAAGTAATTTGGGTATTCAGTTTTGAATTTCTTAAAAGAGCCAACCTATCTGGGTTGGCTCTTTTTTCTGTGATGAAATGGTTATAGTCGCGTTACGAACTAGGGCTAGTGTTTGCATTTTGTGACTGAGATGACTATCATTGCATATTGAAAGTAGACGGGTTATGTCTATTAACCTTAATAGAAAGAAGCTAAACATTCATGGAAGTTAGTTTATGGATCTGGGTCGCATTTTTTGCCTTTGTGGTGGTCATGCTGGCGCTGGATTTGGGTGTCTTTAATAAAGAAAACGTGACACCAACATTCAAAAAGTCGTTATTAATGACTGGTATCTGGGTAGGATTGGCCTTTGTCTTTGCCGTTGGTATTTGGCTATTTGCAGGGGCTAATCATGCGATAGATTTCGTAACGGGATATCTATTGGAAGAATCGCTAAGTGTGGATAATTTGTTTATCTTCATTTTGGTCTTTAGCTTTTTTGGCATCGCATCAAAGTACCAACACCGGATTTTGTTCTGGGGTGTCTTCGGTGCCTTGGTGATGCGTGTGCTCTTTATTTTAGGTGGGGCAGCCTTGCTACATCGTTTTGAGTGGCTAATGTATATTTTCGGTATTTTCTTGGTTTATACGGGGCTGAAAATGCTATTCGAAAAAGAGGCCAATCAAAATTTGGATGACAGCCCAATTATTAAGTGGCTACGCAAAGTTTTGCCGATTAAGGATGACTTTACCGAGCCTCATTTTATCGTGAAAGAAAATGGCAAACGATATGCAACGCAATTTTTAATCGCTTTGATCTTTATCGAAGCCTCAGATTTATTGTTTGCTGTTGATTCAATTCCAGCGGTCTTAGCAGTGACGACGGATACGTTTATCGTCGTGACGTCGAACATTTTCGCCATTATGGGGTTACGTTCGCTATACTTTGCCTTATCGAAATTATTGCCGATGTTCCGTTACATCAAGTATGCCTTGGCAATTGTCCTGGTATTTATCGGCGCAAAGATGTTGATTAATGAAGGTGGTAATATGTTTGGGTGGTCATTCGAAATCTCAAACATGGCTTCGTTAATTGTGATTGTGAGTTTATTGGTGGTGGCGATTGCAGCCTCGATAATTGTCGCGCGGGTGCAAGCGCGCCGTGAATTTAAAAAGTAA